CGGACTTCGCGGGCAATATCATCGAGTTCATCCCGGATAGCGTTATACATGAATCGCTTTCCGCGAACCCCAGGATGGATGACAACCTTGGTGTACACTTCCCGGCCACCCGCCCTGAATCGAAGATGTTCGTCCGGCCTTTGTGGTGTTATTTCGTATGGCCCACTTCGACCGTGGGTACCAGACCCGCGCTCGTGGGACATCACAACGATATTGTCAGTCCGCAATCCGGTTGTGTATCGATTGCGACTGGTTCCGGGTCCACCGCCAGAGCCAACTGGCACTGGCGTAATGTGCTGTGTTCGCTCAGAGCCAACGTATGGCCGTGCGTACTGTCGAGCCCGCTCCAGAACCGATGTATGCATTTCTTTCTGGAGTGTCTCACGTATGACGCGCTCTGCGCTTTCCGAACCGCTGCCACTTTCCCAGCTATCGAGTGTATTTATCCAGTCATCGAGTTGCTGGATGGAATACTCAAGGGCGTTCTGGTCGAGCTCGAGAACCATGTGCGTTACCCCCGACGAGTAGTGAATCGTTCGTGGGCAACGTTCGCGAAATCGCTTGCCTCAACTGGTGTATCCAAGTCGTGTCGGCGTGAATTACCGCCAGTATTCACTGAGATAACGCGACCGGGGTCGCCAGTGTGTCCAAAGTACGTCCCCGGCTGGCCCTTCTGTGCCTGAGCTATCTTCTCGATGAGCTCGACGTACGTATCGTAGTACTGCTTGGCGTGGTTCTCTTTCTGGTCACCACCGTCTTGTAGTTCACCTAGCGTTACGTCAGATGGCGACGTTGCACTACGAACGAGATAGTACGTAGCCAGATTCAACACAGCATGGACATGTGCGCTCGTAACGTCATCATCGGGAATGCGCTCACCACCAGTCCTGTCCAGTTCGAGGTCAGTCTCAGCATTGAACAGTGCAATCCGTTTTTCCGAGGACGTGTAATTGTCCTGTACTTCAATCGGAATAGAATTCAGACGGACGTACCTCGGCTCGTATTGCTCTGGGTCGATTGCGATGTCTGAACTCATGCTGTGTTTGGAATTGTGTCTGTGTGTGTTCGCGTGTGTCTCCTACTCAGTGCGACATTATTGAGGGACACTGACCGGTAAACGACAGAACAATGTACTGTAGACCAGTCGTGCGCCCGGTTCAGTCCAGTATTACCCCTCGATAATGACGCCACCGCTTGGCTGTGTAACGAGCCAGCCCATACGGGCGAAGACACGGTAGACATCGGTCTGTGTCCGCTGCTCGGTGTACTCCTCGGTCGTAACAGGTGTTCGCTCGCCCTCGTAGCCGAAGACATCTGTATCGACCATGAGAGCACCGGGACCACTGCCACCGAGCGGGAGGCCCGAGTCGTCCTCAACAACGTCCATGCCGAGAATCTCGCCGACCACACCCGACCGGCGCATCTGGTCACCTTCCTCAGTGTTGCGGAGGAAGTTGTCAGCACGCTTGAGGTCGTGCACAGCACTCACGTCTGCAATAAGAAGGTCCGGGCTGTATGCCGATTTCAGCAGGTCTTCGCGACCGCTGAGAACGTCGTCATACGTCATCGTACCGGAGCCATCTCCGGCATAGCGGTCGGCCTCGTCGAGCGAGGTCTGGATGTGGTCAAACGCACGGGCGTTAATGTCCTCGGCCATCTGGCGGGACTGGCGGTCGACCTGGTCCTGCGTCAGGTCAATACGCGAGTCGTCAACCGCTTCCATCGTCAGCGGGACCTCGAATCCGAATTTGTCAAATGTCAGTTCCTTGAGTTCGTACTGCTCGTGGGAGCGGGGGAACTCTCCGCCTTCGTCAACTATCTTCGGATGTGCACCGTCGTCCTTGGGGACCGGAATCTGGACAACGTTCGATGCAATGTTAGTCGCATCATAGCTCCGAAACACGTCGCGGTAGACCAGGTTTTCCTGGACAATCTCCTCAACGCGGTCTCGAAGAACGGGCAGTGTCACCGGCCCTTCGATGTCTTCGAAGGTCAGGGACAGCTCTTCACTCTGGGTCGCTTCTGTCGTACTCATAAGTCTGGAGGGTAAGTGTCAATTACAGTAGATTGGGCTCACAAGCCACACCGGGGGTGCCCAATCAGGACCACACCGGGCTCGAACTGGTTAGTCAGCAGGCTGTGCTTCTGTCTCTACTTGAAGTAAACGACAACGTCGTCGTCGACTTCATACAGCGGGGAAACATCATCAACGTCCGGGTCGATGTCAGCTCGCACAACACCACACGTGTGGATGGTCACACCATCATCAGGACGCTTGGGGTCGCTGTCGCCAGCGTCCGGGTCAAAGCTGTGCTTGGCCAGGCCATCGACATCATCGATGGTTGCTGGGTCGTCTCCAAGCGGGGTGACCGTTCCGTCACCATTGAATTCGACCCACTCACCGGCCTCAACTTCGTCTGTTGCGTCGAGCGTGACAGACATACCAAGCCCAAATGCGCGGTCACCGTTGGTCTTGGGATGCGGGCCACGGTCGTCAAGAATGGTTTCGCCGTAGGGTTCGCCTCGAGTCATAATCTAGAGTCTCTCGTGTTATTCCGTAGTCGGTATGTTACAGTTTAAGTACAATTACTCAGTCAACTCAACCGGGTCGAGTTCACCGTCGAGAAGCTTCTGAGCCTGTGTTTCCCAGCCAGTTCGGCTGAGTTCCGCTGCCATCTCCTCTCGGAGTTCTTTGTCGTCAACATCAGCACCAAGCTCTTCCTCGCCGACTGTCTCTGCCTCGGGGTTCGGCTCAATGTCGCCAATCTCACTCGACAGCGAGGCTTCATCGTGGCCCTCAACGCGCTCTTTCAGCTCAAGCGGGTCGAAGCGGTCAGCCAGTTCCTCAGCATCGAACGGGCTGTACTGGGCCAGCTCCTCTGCATAGATAGAGCTCACCTGGTCGACCATGTCGGCCTTCGAAGCCTCGATAACGGTGACATCACCGTCTGAGGAATCAGCAAGCATGTCGATGTCTTCTTCGGACAGGCTGGCCACAATCTCGGACGCCTCGTCCTGTTCGTCCAGCTTGTTCGACAGCTCTTCGATTTCGTTTTCAACCGAGTCGGCACGCTGTGCCTGCTCGGACAGTGCTTCGAGCTCACCGCGCTCAACAACGACCGGTTCGTCGAGGTCGGCGTCTGCAAGCTCTTCTTCGTTCGCGGGTTCGTATTCGATTTCAGTCATGGGTGTCGTCTGCAGTGGTTCGGTGAACGATGCAACGTAGTCACTATGTTCAGAGAGTGATGCGACGGCTGGAATGCTGGCACCAACTGCCAGCTCCTCACCAGCCTCCAGGTCGACGTCGAACTCTTCCTGTGCGGTCTCAACAATCCAGTCAGCCACATCACTTGCAAGCTCATCACTGTAGGGCTTCTCGCCAGCTTCGACCATCTCGTAATGCGTAGCGAGTGCACCGAAATGCAGCTCACCATCAGCAGTCACGACGGCACAGCTAAGGTCATCGAATTCATCCGGCGGGAATCCGCTCTCGGATGTCAGGAAATGCTCGGAGACAATCTCCTGCTCTGTCTCCGTAAGGTCGTCCCAGCTCTCCTCGAATCCCCAGTCATCGAGTGTAAGCTCGTCCATTGGGCCATCATCCTCAACGGTGTCTTCCCACTGGGGGGCTCCAATCTCGTACATCTCATCCTCATGGGACGCATACTCGTCGTCCTCGTACTCATCTTCATCCACGCCATCAAGGTCGTCCATCATTTCGTCGATGGCATTCAGGTACTCGTCGTGGTCTGCACCAGGCATGTAGTACTCATCGCCATCAACGTCGTGCTTGTGCGCCGTCTCGCCGAGGCCCATCTCTTTGGCCATCGACTTTGCATCCTCCTCATCTTCGTAGAGGTGCTCGTGCTCTGGCGCGACCTCCTGAATGTACTCGTCGTAGTCGTCGTACTCGTCTTTGTCGTAGTTTGTCAGATAGCTCTTGTCGCTATCTGGGTCTGTTTCTTTCGTGCTCATATCTAGTTCGTTCTCGCTGATAGAATCAGCCTGCGTACTCGCGCCCTCCTCTCCCAGACCGACTATAGATGGGTCACAATCCATTGCGTCGGCTGCTGCTCGAATCCGGCGCTCGAGTGTCTCCTGGTCGATATCATAGTGGCCGTGGCCACGTAGGTTCCAGGCAGCCTCCACCGAATTATCTCCAGTACAGGAGGTCAGTGGGTACTTTGCATCATCGGGCCACTCTGTACTATCATCGCTATGCTCGTGTGGCGCGACTGCAAACCACGTCCCTTCGGCAGTGTAGATTCCCTCTGGTGTAGACAGCTCATCTGTGTCAATACCACAGGATAGGCATGCATCAGGATTGAACCCCGACATCGATTCAACGGCACTCTGGTACGCATCCATGTTTTCACATGGGATGTAATACACCTCCCCGCTATCGTCATCATCAAACTCAGCCCCGTGAACACCATCACAGCCGATTTCATCTGCACGCTTTTGTGCAGCTTCCTTCGTCTCGTAGACATCCTCATGGTCGCTCTCAACAGCATACGGCTCACCCCCACCAGGTACATCTTCTACAGTCAGTGACATCTCATCACTGCCATGTGCAATATCATACAGACGGAGCGGGCTCTCTGCACTCTCGTCTACGTAAACTGTCGCGCTATCGTGAATCCAGCCATCAGCACCGAGCATGTGATTAATGCGATTCCCATTCTCGTCGGTATAATAGAAGACAACGTGAACGTCCTCTCCATCTTGGACAGGCTCATCGAGTTCAATGACTACATCGGTGTGGACCTCACCACCATCGAGTTCATCCGCATATCCAATGTTGCTCGACAGCGATGGGTCGTGCCAAGGGTAGCTATCACCCTCTCGGTGTATTGATGGTGAGAATGGCCTCGATGCTTCTGCACGACAGAGGACAATCTGCTCTCCATTCGTAATCTGGTCGCTCAGAACGACATTGGCAGCAGGGTCGTGGTGAGGTGTATTGTTCCGGTAACCAACTGGAACGTAGCCATCGAGTTCGGGGTCACCAGAAACAGACTCCTCTCCCATTTCATCGATTGTCTTAGAAATGTCATCAGAGCTGAACCTCTCGATATCGACGCCACGCTCGAGCGTAGCAATAGCTCCATCGCCATCATCACCGATGAAGCCAACCGCAGACGCTTCCGAAGTCGTCGCATAGACACTCTCATCGAGAGTACCGCTGTTTGCACTGTTCGACGGAGCAGCACCATCATCAACAACGCTCAGGTTATCGAACAGCGCTTCAGGAACAATCAGCGCACCAGTCTCGTCATCCTCATCAAGTTCCTCCTCTGGTGGATGATACGCTCTAATCGAGACATCCATAAGGCCAGCATCAATATCCTTTGCAATCTCCTCATAATGTGGCGCAATCTTGGCCTCATAAACAACACCGACATCATCCACGTATTCTGCTGCTACGACAACGCCGATTTTCCCCATCGTATTATTGATGTGGTCACGAACAAGTGGTTTTCCCTCAAGCGTTTTGGCTGCATCTTTTAGCGTCTGAGCAGGCCAAAACTTCTTTGTGCGACTCTTCCCATAGGTGACATCACCAACACCGATGGCAACACCATGAATAGTAAAGAAACCATCATATTCGGAGGGAGCACTATTGTTTTGGTCTGCGCCAGAATCAGATAGTCGTGCAGTCCCAACGCCTGCGTAAGTTGCAACTGCTTGTATCGAGCCATGACCGGACGAATGTGAATCTGTAGCTGACATGTATGGTATCGAAAAATATCGCGTGGGGGTCTCTCGTCTTATCCAGTAGTCGGTATGTTACAGTTTAAGAGCAGTGCGACAGTTGTCACTCATCGTTGATGTGTTCTCAGAAAAGAGGGTACTCGTATGGCCATACACGAACGCTATACCATCAGACCGGGCACGCGTGGTCCCCGGTAATGATGGTAGCGTTACTCGTTGTCTGTTGCGTCGTCGACCTCACGGAGTGTGTCGACGCCAACAATACCCTGCACGCCAAGCTCAATCGTGTTCGCAACACGCTGCTGAGCGTACGTCGCCGTGGCAGCTGCAGCCACGAACGCGATAATCAGAACGAAGCCGAGCGCAAACACAAGGTCTGTTGCAATTGCTTCAAGTGGCATGTATGAATCACCTCCGAGATGGGTTACTGACCCGGCCACGGGCCAGCACTTCCCTCGGTTTATGGCCTCTCGCAAGCGATGTTATCCATCACCTGCTTATAGGCGCGACTGTAGTATTCGGTTGTCTAGTCAAGCTGTGCCTTGTTTTCGAACCGACGAAGTTGACTCAGTGCGCTCATAGTAGCAGGCATTCAGCTATTTCTTCCATCCTCATCATCCTCGAGCTCGCCAGCAGCATCTTCGAGGAACGAAATAACATCACTCAGCTCAACATCATCGCCAGACTCAGACTCAACCTCCGACACGGTTTCCTGTATGTCGGCACTCGCCGTCGCATTGTCAGTAGTCACGTCATTAGCAATAGCAGATGAATCAGACACCTCCTGCATTGCATTAATACCAACAATGCCCTGGACACCGAGCTCGATGGTGTTCGCAACGCGCTGCTGAGCATAAATAGACGAGGCAGCCGACGCGACGAACGCAATAAGAATCACCGCACCGAGCAAAAAGACAAGCTCAGGTGCCATTGATTCAAGGCCGTTACTCTGTAATACGTACATCTGCGACTGAAGTGATTGGTCCCGTTATCCGCCACCCTCACGCCAATAGGGATGTCCGTAAATAGCATCTTTGAACGCTGCACAGAACCGGTTCGGGTTCCTGATATTGCCGACGACAGAACGACGACAACCACGGAAACTCCGACCCATCGAAATCCACGCATCCATCGCAATGAGGCGAGCAGGCTTGTTCGAGTTTCGCCAGGAGTACGGCCATGGCTGCAAGCCCATTTGATTCCGAGTTAGCCCAGGAACGTCGGACACACCGGCCTGCAGCTCAACAGCATCGAGCTGGCCGGATGCTTCTTCCGTAGACATATCCATTGCTTCTTCAACATCCTCGGGCTCGGCGTCGACATCCATATCGCCGAGCACGTCATCTCGGTCGAGGGGTTCGAGGTCTTCTGCATAGAATGGATGTGCACCTGCATCAATCAGGCCAAGGCCAACCAGATACACAGTTTCACCATCATCAACTACAACTTCAATACCTTCGTCGGCGTCTTCGTCGTAGTGTGTGAAGTTATCCTCGTGAATATCAATGATGAACCCAATACGCTCGTACTCGAACTCATCGTCATAGTCATCTTCGGGTGAATCTGCATCCCTGATTTCAGCAGGCAGTGCATCCTCATTAATTCGAACCATCTGACCAGTATCGAGCTCGCCCGCAGTCGCTGCCTCAGCAATTCCTGTAGTTGGAATATAGCCCGTGACCTTCTCGTCGTCCATACTCATATTGATGGTGTTAGGCCCGAGAGTACGTCTCGGATACAGACTCGACACGATACTCAGAGGCTGCACCAGATGTATTTGTTACGTTCACACGCACTTTCCAGGCCGGGGCCTCGAAAACGTGCGAGGTGTCAGTGGTACCAGTAACTTCTACGTACGGCATCCAGTCATCGAATCCGACTGAAAAGCGCTCAATCGTAAGGTCATACTCAGCAGGGTCGTCCCCGTCTCCACCATCAACAAATATATACAGCTCGTCGGCAATTCGAGATTTGATTTCGAGGGGTGCTGTATCAGCATTCTCCTCGAGCGATTCACCAGCATCAAGTTCAACCTGGGTTACATCCCAGCCTTCAATTGCAGTCATTGTTCTGTATCACTTCTCGTGTCTCACGTCATCTGTTGCAAGCACAGGAGCAAGCTCAGCCGTATCCCCGAAGTGGAAGGGTGGAACGTCCGGCAGTGGGTTGAATCCGGCTGGTGGGTCTCGTGAGAGCGCAGACTGGAACTGTGCGCCAATCCGCTGCTCGTCCTCATCAGCAAACAGTGCACGAACTGGCTCTCCACCACCACATCCTGCCAGTTCCCAGGTCAGCCAGTGCGAGTCCTCACTACACCGACTGTGTAGCTCAACACCGACGACCTCCTCAGACCGACGATATGCATACAGCTTACAGCGATTTATCAGGCGCTGTATATTCATCCGAACGAGAAGGCCAGCACGGTGTCTGAGCATGTCGTCAGTAAACTCGTTCGAAACCCGCTCACCGACTACACCAACACTCGACCCACGAGAACCGTGTGGGTCCTCAGACTCGTATTTTGCATGGCGTGAGAACATATCGCCAATTTCTGTCCCAAGTGATTGTGCGTCGTCGAGCATTGTCTGTGCAGCTCCCTCAGCATAGCTCTTGAACGCTGCATTGGGACCACTGGAGAGCGTTGGGATGTGTGATTGCTCAGAAAGCGATTCGCGTACTCTATTCCGAACGCTCAGCGTGCTATGGAGCATATCGTCGCGAAGGTCGCGCTGATACAGACGACGGCCAACGATTGACTGGAACTCATCGGCAATGATTTGTCCATCGGGAACACCACGGTCGCCATAGCGAAGCTCCAGTATCTCAATCAGGTCATCGCGAGACTCGATGAGAACGGCTGCAATCTCCTTACCAAGCTCGTCCTCGATGTCAGATGTATCGACCATTCCTGAGCCCGTAGCAGGCCCAGCATCTGCTTGCGCATCTATTGTGACCGATGGGTCGGCCAGCGCTGCAATCGCGTCAGAGGCGTCTGTGGCGCTCTGTGTTGGTCTGCTCAGCGAGGCTTCTTCGCCTCCATTGTCAGCACTACTGCCATCGTCATCATCCTGCTCGTCCTGTATATCTGCTGCTGTGTCTGTCCGCGATTCTGGGACCACAGTCGTCCCGTCAACAACATCGCCGGGCTCAGGTTCACGACCAGACCCATCGCCATTGTCGTTGTTGACCGTGCTCTCGTATCGGATTATGTTACCCTGAATGTCCTCTGGTGCAACCTCACTGTCTGGCCGTCCAATGTGGAGCTCAAGACCAGACGGGTCGTACCCCCAAGACTCGGCAACCTCTTTCAGGTACGGCGTAAACAGTGCTTCGAGGTCGCGCCGAATGGACCGAATCAGCTTTCGTGTCTGGCGCTCGTGTGAGCCAGCCATCGATGAGCTGGGCGCACTCTCACCAGTTCCCATGAACGAACCAAGGGAGTACTTCGCACCCGGAAGCCCGGATACAATGTAGTCAACGTCAGCCTGAATGTGGCTCTGGATGTCAGCCGTCTCACCGGCAAACTCGTGAATCTCGATGTCTCCAGGAACGGCCTGGAATGAGCCCGGACCGAGCTGTCCCCGGTCGTAATGCTTCATAAAGTCCTTCATTTCGTCGAGTGTCCACGGGTTCTCCGGCGAGCCTGTCTGGAACAGAATCATCGGCCATGCCTTCATCGAGATAGCAAGGTCGTTATCCTGAAACTTCTCGCGCAGTGCTCGGGACCGATTGTACACTGGCTCGATAGCAGAGTTACCTCGTGTCTCGCCAATATCAGGCTTGCGTGCCCAGTGCAGCATCTGGTCGCGCGTGAACTTGCGCTCCTTCCTATCTTGCCAGCGGGAGTACTGCTCGTCGAACTGGACGTACGCAGCTACGTCACCATTTCTCGTCCGCTTCATAATGGAGTCGGACGAAACGGGAGAGTGGTCTGGCGGGACGAGAATGTTCGTCCCAGACTTCGTGTATATCTCAACCGTATTTGGATTGACAGGATTGATGCCGATGTGGCGACCCCGGTCATCGACCATCTTCTCGCCGAGAAACATCCCGCGCACGAGATACTGCGTAATCGACAACTTGCCTGTTTCCGAGAACGGACGATGTGTCTGTCCAGCGGTAATGCCCATGTTCTTCACAAACTCACGGATTTCGTCTTCCGTCTCCTCGGAGTCAGCCTCAATCCAGTAGCCACCCTCGAAGACCTCGAACCCAATGCTATCAATCTGCGTCCGTATGATTGGATTCTTCCGGTACTCTGTCCAGTAGTCCTCTGTCTCAACTCGTGGACGGTCAATATCGACCGTCGTCGAGTAGATTTCCGTTGCCGAACGCGAGAACGCACGCGGTTCGGGGTCAGTGTCCTTGGCACCGATAAGCGACGAAACGCCTGACCGAGCCTTCCCTGCAACCACGCTCGGGCGTACAGCCGTCGCTGCTGTTGCTAGCCTGGACCGAACCGAGCCTGAATCGCCTGCAGACTCGCGCTCCGACTCTATTTCCTCTGCTCGCTCCTGCAGTCTATCATACCTTGTACTCATAGAGGAGAGGCCCCAGTGTCAACCAATCCGTAGTCGTGATGATGGACTTAATCCAGCCAGCGACAGCGCTCACGAAGCCCAATTTCCGTCGCGTACAGTGCGAGTCGAAAGAGTTAAGTGGGTCGCGCTCCTACACTGCTGTAGGGGCGGTGAAGGAGAACGAGTGTTCCTTCCGAGGGGAATGCTGTATTGGGGAACTACTGTAGTGTTGATTACTACACT